GTCTGGCGTTTGCCAGACTTTTTCTTGGACTACGAATCTGTACGTTACAGTTATCGCAGTCCAGAACAATCATGGACAACCCAGTATCCCAATCGACTGTTGACACCCTGGGGTTCTAATGCCCTATTGGAGTCTGCACTAGCACAAGCACCTGCACAGATCAACCAGTTGACAAATCATTTGGTGCAACAGCAAGTGATCTACTCTAGCATTGACTTGAGTGGCAGCCAAATCATGATGCATAGACTACATCCAGATATCCGTTGCTTTATTCAAGTGTTCATGGGCGCAGAACCCGCTCCTGAAATGTCAAGTGTGTTCTGCAACAACTTAACTGTGAATGCAAATCACCCTAAAGATTACGCAGAAATATCTGAATTCAAGCCTGAAGATTTGGTCAAAATAAAATACCGCCCCAACGAAGCCTGGTTAATGATCAATCAACCTAGATGTTTCTTTGGAACGGCATATGAAGTTGCACCTAACTCGGTGCGTGAAACTGTAAACTTACACTTTGGCGCGGAACTGCCAGCAAGCACTTAATCGTGTGCCTGTGATGGTGTCTGCATGATGCTCTTTGAGATCAGTGTTTAGATTAATATAGCCTGTGTTGGGCACAAAATCAAATCGTGTGCGTGGTGTGCTGTGTGTAAACTCAGTGCCATGCACATCGCCGTGTGTCCACAAATACACTTGATAAGTTACTGCTAGTAATCCTGCATCTGAGTGATATGGACAATGCCAGTTACTCAAATCCAACCACATTTTGCATTCTGCAGGCATGAGCTTGATACCAGTGATGCGTTCTAGTTCGGGCATTATGTCAGGAGCCATGCCCTGAAGTTGTTGTAGGGTAGGGCTGTCAGGAGTCAACTGCAAGCGATACTCTAGACAGTCAGCGTGTCGGTGCCATGAGTCTGCATGATTCAAGTGCGTAGAGGCCAACTGCTGAAACGTGTCTTCGGCAAAGCAGTTTTTTACACTCCATAGGTTATTGGCAACAGTGGTGACTTCGGAGTCGGTATCGTAGATATGGTGAATAGTCATAATAGTATTTACTAATAGATCTCTGAGTTTTTTATATTTTTGGTTGCTCTAGAACAAAAGGTATGTGAATAAAATCTTTAATTTCTGTTAACTGTGATTCAGCCAACGTTTTGATGTGTTGATGATTGTGCTCTAATACGTCTTGAAAATGTTTGTACACCGATCTTGGATTGTCAGTGTGATACAAACGTTGTATTTGCTGCCAGGCCATAGCATATCGTTGGGCATCGTTGGGCTCGTTGTCATAACTTTCATCAATGATATCTCCATGAAACGTTTTGAACCCTAGTTCTTGCAATCTCTTCAAAAGTCCTGCTCCATTAAACATGATAAAAATGCGTTTGGCAAACAAACATTTTGCTGTTTTTTCTGTAAGAAAAGTATTGCTGTTGCCAATATCAGCAGTTTCGCAAACTATGCTATACCAGCTGCTTTGATATATGCCCCAGGGCACAATCACGCTCATTGGTGTATTGTCTCCAGGCAGACCATAACCGGGTCTATAAACAAGATTAACACTGTATTGTTCACGTGGACTCAGGTCTTGAGTGTCCTGTTTGAATTTATGCACCACTGTTTCTTCCAGTTGGTTCAATGCAGGTGATGTATATCTTTGTATGATACCATGCTGGGCAAAACCAACTGGATCAATTTGATTGATTAGATTAGGATCATCCCAGGGTCTTGGCTGTAAGTTTACCAAGCAATGGTCTAGAAATTCAGATTCTAAGAGCCTGTACATCAAATAAGTTCTGGCTGTTTTTACAGTACCCATTAGTACGTCAAACATGTGCTTGCGAAAAGGCACAGTCTTTTCAGTAATTTCTTGAAACGAATTGGCCTGTACCACGTAAGAAAAAAAACTTAGTTGGTCATTAAAAAACCGATCTTGTGGAGGATGTGTATATCGTTGACTACCGGCAAACACACATTTTATTCGATCGTTGTGAACAGCATTACAAACATCTCCGTATACCCTGGGCCACCAATTGTTCATAGCTTCAGTGCTGTGAGTTACAACAATGTCGGCCCAGTTCAGTGCAAGGTTTGAAATCAAAGTCGGATGATCCTCAATTGGTCCAGAGTCTGCAATTGTTCCGCCGCTGAGAGGTCTAGCAAAATGTTCAAAAAACAACAATGCTACTTTTTTTCTCTTGTCGTTGTTGTCAAATTCTCCAGGTCCCGGCGGCCGCACACCTCGATAGATCTCGGCTCGCGGAAACCATTCTTGCCCCACCATCAGTGCTCGGTTGTATTCCCACCATGAATGTGGATCCCATACAAACCATTCTGTTTGATCGCGCATGTCAGGATTGCTGGCCCAGACCTTGCGATGGTTGTCCCACACATAAAAAACGTTGTTGTCCATTGTTGTACTTATAGAACAAAAAACTTTGCCTTTTGTATTGCAATACTAAATAAAGTCGTATACAATACAACTTGTATGCACAGGCAACATACAATCTAAGAATATTAGATAGGCAAAACATAGGCAACTTTACAGGAGATATTACTATGGCATCATTAGCAGAAATTCGCGCAAGACTACAGGCAGCAGAGAACAACAAAGGTGGGCAATCCACCGGAGGCGGCGACCGATCAATTTACCCCCACTGGAACATGGAAGAAGGACAAAGTGCTTCCTTGCGTTTCCTTCCAGATGGTAACACAAAAAACACTTTCTTTTGGGCAGAACGAGCCATGATTCGACTGCCATTCAACGGAGTCAAAGGCGAGATGGATTCCAAGCAGGTCATGGTCCAAGTACCTTGCGTTGAGATGTGGGGCGAAGCTTGCCCAATCTTGGCCGAAGTGCGTACCTGGTTCAAGGACAAGAGCCTGGAAGACATGGGTCGCAAGTACTGGAAAAAGCGCAGTTACATCATGCAGGGCTTTGTGCGTGAGAACCCCATTGGTGACGACAAGACACCAGAAAACCCAATCCGCAAGTTCATCATTGGACCACAGTTGTTTACCTTGATCAAGGGTGCGCTAATGGATCCTGAACTGGAAGAATTGCCAACAGACACCATGCGTGGGTTGGACTTCCGTATTGCCAAGACTAGCAAAGGTGGCTATGCTGACTACAACACTAGCAAGTGGGCACGTAAGGAATCGGCTTTGACCGAAACCGAGCAAGCGGCAGTGGAAACACATGGTTTGTTTGACTTGAGCACATTCTTGCCCAAGAAGCCAACTGACGTTGAGCTCCGTGTTATCAAAGAAATGTTTGAAGCAAGTGTAGATGGTCAGCCGTACGACACAGAGCGTTGGGGTCAGTACTTCCGCCCAGCAGGCGTAGGTGCTCCTCAAGGTGGCAGCACAGACGAAGCACTAGCGGCACCTGCACCTGTGGCACGTACAGCAACTCCTGCTCCTGTAGCAGAAGCAGCACCTTGGGAAGAAGACGCTGCCGAAGCAGCCGCTGCACCAATCGTAGCACCCAAGGCAACACAAAATGCACAAGACATTTTGGCCATGATTCGCAGTCGTCAACAAAAGTAAAAAATACAAGCCCGTGACACGGGCTTGTTATTATTATGAAATTTTCACTTGTATTTGATAATTCAGGAGATGTCCTACCTTTTGATGTAGTACACAATCATGAACTGTTTGCATTTTTTGTTGAAAAAGCCAATGCTGCAGAACAAAATTCTTTTTTTAATGATCGAGTTTTGTTCAAGCAGCTGGATCAAAAGTTAACTCATTTGCATTGGGCATTGTCGAAAACCAACGAAGTGCTGTATGATTTAATTAAAAAATCTTTCAACCAGCAAGAACATTTGGTCAAATATCTTGACCAGGATTTTTTAAACATGACTCATTGCGAGTGGGTACATTCGCAAAAGTCTACAGTTGACATTGACACATTAAGATATAGTGCAGACAATAATCAAGCAAAACTTGGGAATACATTACACGATGTGTATCCAGATGAAATTCGTGTAATAAAAATTGCAGAGGCTCTAGAAAAGTTAGGATACATATATCCTTACGAAGAAGTTAATTTGGCTGTACACAGGCTTGAATCTAGTTTTACCAAAGTAAATTTAGAATTTAAAGCAGATCAAAAATGGAATGTATTTGATAATCCTTTTGTAGATACACTGTCATCAAACAACGACGTTGTGAATTTTTCTTTTGGTTATACCTATGTTGGTCGACAATACTATGACAAGTTTATTAATTTTGATACAAATTTAAAATGCGACGATCATTACAATTACGAACAACTTGAATTTGCATTTCAATTGAATCTAGCAAAACCGCAGACGATTCCCTACAGCAAAGAATACCTGACCTGGGCCGAACAAAACAACACCAGACCGATAACTACTCAATTACCGATTGCAAATTTAGAAAATATCGATAACAAGTTGTTTGACTATCGAAAGATACTTTACAGAAATTCTCGAGACAACAATCGAGCAAGAATATTTTTACACTAAGGACAAACATGGGAAAACCATTTGATATTTCAAAGTTCCGTAAGGAAATTACCAAAAGCATTGATGGCCTTTCGATAGGCTTCAATGATCCCACAGACTGGATCAGTACAGGCAACTATGCCTTGAACTATTTGATCTCTGGTGACTTCAATCGCGGTATTCCGCTGGGCAAAGTCACTGTGTTTGCTGGCGATTCAGGTGCAGGCAAAAGCTACATCTGTAGCGGCAACATTGTGAAGCATGCACAAGAGCAAGGCATCTTTGTTGTATTAGTTGACAGCGAAAACGCACTAGACGAAGACTGGCTCAAGGCTCTGGGAGTTGACACTAGCGAAAGCAAATTGCTCAAACTCAGCATGGCCATGATCGACGATGTGGCCAAAACAATCTCCACATTCATGATTGACTACAAGGCCTTGCCCGATGGCGAACGTCCCAAGGTATTGTTTGTGATTGACAGCTTGGGAATGTTGTTGACGCCCACAGACGTGAATCAGTTTGAAGCAGGCGAAATGAAAGGTGACTTGGGTCGTAAACCCAAAGCACTCACAGCCCTGGTTCGTAACTGTGTCAACATGTTTGGTAGCTACAACGTAGGTCTAGTATGTACCAATCACACATACGCAAGTCAGGACATGTTTGATCCTGATGACAAGATCTCCGGTGGTCAGGGCTTTATCTATGCTAGCTCTATTGTAGTAGCTATGAAGAAAATGAAGCTCAAAGAAGACGAAGACGGCAACAAGGTGTCTGAAGTCAACGGTATTCGTGCAGGCTGCAAGGTCATGAAAACACGTTACGCCAAGCCCTTTGAAGGTGTGCAGGTCAAAATTCCTTACACTACAGGCATGAGCCCTTATTCGGGACTTACAGATTTGATTGAGAAAAAAGGTATGCTCAAGAAGGAAGGCAACAGTCTTGTGTTTACCACAAGTGCTGGAGAGATCATCAAGAAGTTCCGCAAAGGTTGGGAACGCAACGACGACGGCTGCCTGGACACTGTGATGAGCG